ATCTCTAATATAAAAGAAAACCGACCCTATTTAGAGTCGGCTTCTAAAGAATTACTGGAATGTTCCCCAGTAAGAGATACGTTTACCGTCACGAGTTTCACCAGTTGCAGCGTATGTACCGTCTACCCCTTTGATCCAAACGTAACCGTCTTTCTCCATTCCGAACGAAGTGTACGTGAATGGACTACCGCTGTTCAGAGTACGAAGGTGTTCAGCATTTACACTTGGCTCTCTTCGAACTTTGATTGAAGTGTTAGCTGTGAATACACCGTTCTGTGGAGTGAACCAACTAGAATCGTATCCACCTCCACCAGTGCTTCCGCCTGTAGAACCTCCACCTGTGTTTCCACCTGTAGAACCTGTGCGTTGACCAGTGATAGCGTAGCAGATAGAGTCTGCAATTTTGTCTACGTTCCATTTAGCCATGTCGCCTTCGTTATCGATGAATCCTAGTTCGATTAAGATAGCAGGCGCTTTAGTAGTGTTTAGTACGTAAAGGTCAGTACGTGGTTTAGCTCCACGGTTAGACCAACCGATGTCATCTGCAAGTTGTTTAGAAACTTTAGCAGCTAAAGCTTGTTGGTCGTAGTAGCAAACCTCTACTCCATTAGCAGAACCGTTGTATGCATTTAAGTGTAACGAAATATCTAAATCTACGCTATGTGCGTTACATTTAGCTACGATGTTACGTAAGTTAGCGCTTTGTGTAGAACCTGTTTCGTCTGTGCAGTCATAAACTGTGTGACCAAGGCTACGAAGCTTGCTAATTAAAGCATCTTTAACTTGACGATCCATAACGTGCTCTTTACGACTTCCGTAGTTAGCACCCTGTACGATACTATTGTGACCACCGTGTACGTTATATGTTGACATTTAACTTCCACTCCTTCATTTAGTAATTAATACCCGTCTTTAATATAACGGTTGAACCCAAAAACTTAGTATTTACGAGTAAATATATCTGTTGACTGCGGAGCCATGATGTCTACAGTCGTGTAACCAAAGGCGTTTTCTTGCTCTTTTGTTATGTAAGGCTCTAACACATGATCCATGCCTACCATAGAATATACAGACGATTGAGCGTAGTGGTCATCTCCACGGTCTGTAATAATTTGGTATACTTCGCCTGTCTTTTCGTCCTCTTCGTCTCGAATAATAACGTTAATCCAGTGCTGCAAGTAAAGCTCTAAATCCTGGTCGATTGCGTTATAGAATCCTAAGCGTTTCATCTTCATGTCTGAGATGTGCTTTTTGTTCTGTGTTAACTTATCGACTGTAACCTTTGACTGACCTTCTGACCATGAAGGTTGAATCTGTCCATTAGAACGAGGGTTCGGGTTAACTTTAACTCCATAAACTCGACCTACTCCGAAGAACTGGATAAGCTTGTCCACGTAGTTTCCGCTGTCTCCGATGTCGGCACAGATAATATCGGGACTGTAAGGGATTAATTGGTTAATGATACTCTCTAAATCCGCTTCGATATTCGCTACCCCTCTAGCACGCTCTACTGAGAATACACGGATAATATCGATCATACCATTGTCTCTGAATCCACGGACTGTAACCCAGTGTCGGTTACCCCAGTCGATACCTACAGAGATGAATCTATAGTCTCCTCTGTCCATTAATGGCTTCTCTAAGTAACTACGTCTATTGTCCATAACGTCAGGTCTCTGAACCGCTAACGCAACGTCCTGGAAGGGATATCCTAGAACGTAGTTATAGAAATGCTGCTTCGATTTAGCTTCTAACTCTTTACGTTTCAGCTTATCGGCAGTGAACCATACCGCATTCATTTGGGTAATTAGATAGCCACGAGTACCTTGGTTATTTAAAGTACGATCGGGATAAGCAGCTACCCATTCTCCATTATACCATCTATCGAGGGTCTTCCTGCACTTTTGGCAAACAAATCGGAATGTTCCGTCTTTTACAGTCTTAGCTAGGACATCGACACCCGTTTCGTCCATACACTCGATATTTTTTTCGTAATCCATTTGCTGTCTGTGTCCACAGTGGTCACATCTATGCATGTACACACATTGGTCAGATTGGTCATACAGTGCATGGATTCCGTAGTTCGGTACCGTAGGTGTTGACCATCTACGAAGTACACCGAATTGTGAAGATGACATAGACTCCATTGCCGAGATTTCCGCACTAGCATTTACACGGTCATACTCATCCAGTGAAAGGTAATCGATATCGACACCCTCTACCGCAGCGCCCTTACTAGAAGAACGGAACAGCATGAAGCTATTTCTAATTTTCTTTTTCTCCAACGAGTCAAACTTAGGGTCAGAGATTGTAGCGTAATAACCTTGCTCTAATAGGGGGTTAATACGAGTGGAAACGAAATCTTTCATTTGTCGGTTGGTCGGGAATGTGTATAAGCACTTCACGCCTGCATAACTATATAAGTCTGCAAACCATAGCATTTCTCCTACCCCAACCTCGGATAGCCCCAACTGACGGGACTTGATAACTGCTTTGTTTGGGTGTGTATCGTTAATCATTTGTATCTGCCAAGGACGGTGCGCCTGGGCTTTGTTAGATTCGTGTCCGCTAACGTGGAAGGTAATTGGATGACCTTTAACTCTGTGATGTTTCAGCAGGTAAGACGAGGTGTTTAACATCGTCAGTACGTATGATAGTTCGTCTTTTGTTAAATCTGTTCGACCGAATGTTTGCTTGGCAACATTGGCGATCATTCTTCCATCGATGTTGTTGTTCATTAGAATGTTCCCTCATTTTCTTTGTTCTGTGCAATATCCATATCTCGTATTAAGTCTGCAACCTCTTCCGCTGACATGTCCATAACACTTACTCTGCCTTCTTCGTCTGTTGTCATCTTACCGTCACGAATCTTCTCTTCCATTACCTGATCCTGGCGCATGTTGATTTCAGGCAGCATTCCTGATGCACCTTGACCGTCCATAACATCTGCGATACCATTCATCTCTTTGTATAGTCCAACTACACGATGTAGGTCTGCAATGTTATCGATTGGAATTTCACCTGCATCCATACGCTGCATGAATTTAAATACACCCTTGGTTAAAGCAGAGTTTAAAACATCTCGAAGCTCTTTCTCACTGTCGAAAGCCTGCTTCTTCTTGTTGATACCGTTACGAATGTTATCAGCCATTGACATCTTCAATCAGCTCCCCTTTCTGCCTTAGTGTTCTGTAGCACGATGTAATGTCTCTACAAGCGTCCATAATAAACCATTCGTTTAAATGATAGCGGGTATGAGCCTGTATAATTATGTACTTATTCTCATTAATAATTAAAGAGGATAGAGGGCGACCACACACCACACATACCCTGGGAGTATGCACCCTCTTGTCTCCTTTATTAAATGAGTGACTTTTTTCGGCTAGACTCATGAGTTTCCGCCTTTTATGTACGATTTCTTTTTTTGTCACCATTTTAATTCACCTATTCTTCTTCGTCTTCCTCACCAAAGATTGGGTTAGTTTCTAAGTATTCGTTGTAAGCCACTAACTTTTCCTCTAAGTACTTGTCCCCATCGAACTCCTCATTGTCCACTGCATCTACGTACAGATACGGAAGTTCCAGGATAATTTCACCCACAATACGATCTGCGGACTCCACAGTAAAGCATAGATTGTATT